TCGCGTCGTTAAAGGTACCGCCGTCTATACCTCAAACTTCACGCCGCCCACCGCACCCCTCACGGCCATCACCAACACTAGCCTTCTGCTGAACTACACCAACGCAGGCATCATCGACAACGCCGAGATGAACAACCTTGAAACGGTTGGCAACGCGCAGATCAGCACCGCGCAGAGCAAGTTCGGTGGCGGGTCGATTTATTTGGATGGCAGCGGAGATGCATTGGCGCTCGCTGCCAATATCAATTTGGCGTTGGGTTCCGGCGACTTCACCATTGAGATGTGGGTGTATGGGGCCAACAGCGGCGGCCCGGTTGGGGGTTCGTATCCCCGTCTTTTTACGCTTGGGACTGCTCAAGGTTCAGGATGTATTGAGTCTTACAACGCAGCCGGAACAATGTATGTAGACATTTCCGGTGCGGGTGGTCCGATTACCTTCACGGCAAGTACGTTGTTGAATTCGACTTGGAACCATTACGCAATAACGCGCTCAGGCACTTCACTGAAAGCCTTCGTAAATGGAACTCAAGTAGGTTCTGCAACAAACTCAACCAACATAAATCTTGCCGCGACAACGCAAAGTTGGATTGGAGCAATCAGTGCATCTGCCGGTAACTTCAACGGCTACATCGACGACCTCCGCATCACCAAGGGCTATGCCCGGTACACGGCGAATTTCACGCCGCCGACTGCGGCATTCCCGCTCCAGTGAGGATGACCATGCTCTATTCAAAGAACGGTTCTATTCCAAAGCCCGAGACTGACGGCACCGAAGGGTGGATCAAGATAGAGGAAGCACCGACTCCCGGCCCGAATGAGGAGGTGGTGTGGTGGTATCCACCCGGATGGGTTGTGCGGCCTGTATGCCCCAACGAACCCGGCATGGCTTACAACTGGAGCCAGTCGGAGCAGAAGTGGGTTGTCACGCCCGTGGAGGAAGTGCTGCCCGTGATTGAGATTGATCTTGGCAACAATGAAGTTATCTCAATTGGAAGCGCAGCGGATACCATCTCTATGGGCAGCGCATCGGACATGATTGTGGGATAAACATGGAAGCGCAGCTTGTCTTCAACGCTCTTGTTGGCCTAGCCGCATTTTTTGGCGGTTGGGTGCTGAACAACATCACTAAAGCTATTGAGCGTCTTGATAAAGACGTACGCGATATGCCGCGCCACTATGTTTCGCGTGAGGACTATCACCGTGACATTGATGAGCTTAAAGACATTTGCCGCCAAATCTTTGCCAAGCTCGATAACAAGGCAGACAAATAATGGCATGGTCAGACGTACTCAAAGCAGTCATCCCCATCGTAGTGGCGGCACTTGCTTGGTTACTTGGGCAAGTGGCATCCTTCTCTGAGCGTCTGACTAAAATCGAAGGCTCTATGCCTGCCTTGATTACTAAAGAAGGCATCCCCACGGATAGCCCTATCTCAGCCGAGCGCAGGGCCATACAACGTGAGCAGTTGATGGTTCACATCCACGAACTGCAAGTAAAGGTCAGGCTCCTTGAGGAGCGCGAGCGCATGAGCAAGAAGTAATGGAACCCATCACCGGGATCATTGCGGCGGTTTCCGCTGCAAACTCCGCTTTCACGGTCATCAAGAAGTTGGTGGCTACGGGCAAGGAGATAGAACAGGTCGCCGGTCAGATCGGGAAGTGGTATGGCGCACTGGGGGACTTCAACAAACTCGCCAGTGCCAAGGCTAACAAGAAGCCTTCGGTATTCAAAAGGTTACTGGACGACAGCAGCATTGAGCAGGAAGCGTTGCAGATTACAATGCATCGCCAAGCCCTTCGCAAGCAAGAAAATGAATTGCGGATTCTGATCATCGCCCACTATGGTGAACGTGTTTACCATGAGATGATCATGGAGCGCATTCGGGTACAAAAGGAGCGGGAGAAGAAGGCTCGTGAGCATCGGCTTCGACAGCAGGAGTTTCTGCTAAACGTGAAATACGGCGCTGCAATCGCCTTTCTCGCCACCGCTTTGGTGGCGTTGTTTTATTGGCTTAAAGACTTAGTGAGGCAGTGATGTTGGAACTATTCGGCGGCGGCATCCTTGGATCAATCTTCGGCGGTCTGTTTCGCCTTGCTCCTGAAGTTCTCAAGTTCTTAGACAAGAACAATGATCGCAAGCATGAACTGTCAATGTTCACCTTGCAGACTGACCTAGAGAAGATGCGTGGTCAGTTCAAGATGGAAGAAAAGTACGTCGAGCATTCGACGGTGCAGCTAGAAGCGATTCAGGAAGCCTTCAAATCTCAAGCGCAAGAGGCTTCATCGTCCTACAAGTGGGTATCGGCTATGTCTGCTTTGGTGCGGCCTGCCATCACTTATGTGCTGTTCGGTCTGTATGTGGCAGTGAAGATCACCGCGATTGCTTACGCTATCAACAGCGGCGCACCTTGGGCTGAAGTGCTGAAAGAGAATTGGACGGCTGACGACTTCGGGATGCTCAACATGATCCTTACGTTCCACTTCCTTGGTCGCCCAATCGAAAAATATCAAAAGTGATCCAAGATGCCATCCAAATTTGTGCGAATGCATTGGTCAAGCCCTTTGAAGGCTACGCAAAGCGTTTGCCAAATGGTGATTGCACTGCCTATCCTGATCCTGCTACTGGCGGCGACCCTTGGACTCTCGGTTATGGTTGCACTGGTGCAAATATCCGAATGGGCACTGTTTGGACTCTTGAACAAGCTGAACAAGAACTAAACAAGCATCTGATGCAGTTCGCAATGGGAGTGTTGAAACTCTCCCCCGAGCTTGCACAAGAACCACCGCGCAGGCTTGCCGCGATCATCTCTTTCGCGTACAACTGCGGTCTTGGGAACTATCGTATTTCCACGCTTCGCAAACGGGTCAACGCAAAAGATTGGTCGGGCGCGTGCGAGGAAATCGTCAAATGGAACAAAGCCGCCGGTCGGGTAATGAAGGGGCTAACCCGCAGGCGAGAAGCTGAAGCTGCATTGCTTGCGTGATATAGAATGCGAAAACCCAAGATGCGCTAACACCTTGGGCTTTCTAACCAACAACGAAGGATGGTTCGTTATGGCTGCAAAGATTTTACCCTTGGAACAATTGCAACGATTGTTCAGGTATGACCCCAACACAGGGCATCTTCATTGGGTTGCGACCGGCAAGGGTCGCATAAAGAAAAAGCCTGCGGGCACAATCGTCAAAGCCGGATATGTTGGCGTGATGATTGATGGCAAACGCCACTATGTGCATCGCATCGCTTGGGCTTTGCATTATGGCAACCACCCATCAGATCAGCTTGATCACATCAACGGCATCAAGACCGACAATCGCATTTGCAATTTGCGCGAAGCAACCAACGCGCAGAATGGAAAGAACATAGCCGCAAGGTCAAATAACCAAAGTGGCTATGTGGGCGTATATTTCAAATCAAACGCTTGGGCTTCTTACATCAAGGTCAATCACAGACAAATTTACCTTGGTAGGTTTAAAGACAAGAACGATGCCGTGGCCGCTAGATCAGCAGCCGAAAAACTTTATTTTGGTGAATGGGCAAGGAACAAGACATGAAAATTTGTGTGAATGCAATCTCAAAGAACGAAGAACAGTTCGTCAAACGTTTTTGCGACTCAGCCAAAGACGCCGACCTTATTCTGATTGCCGATACCGGCAGTACAGATCGAACAGCAGAACTTGCTGCCGAATGTGGCGCTATGGTCTATGACATTTGCATTAGCCCGTGGCGTTTTGATGAGGCTAGAAATGCGGCATTGGCGCTTGTCCCTAGGGACATTGATGTTGTAATCAGTCTTGACTTGGACGAAGTGCTAGAACCCGGATGGAGAGAAGAAATCGAACGGGTGTGGAAGTTGGGCGAGACTACGCGATTGCGCTACCTTTTTGATTGGGGACACGGCATTCGTTTTAAGTACGAAAAGATTTTTTCTAGGCATGGGTATAAATGGTTTTGTCCGGTGCATGAATACCCAATTCCTGATGTGCGTACCAATGAGGTATACGCTGAGACTGACAAGCTGTTAGTGAGTCATTACCCCGACCCCACTAAATCGCGTGGGCAGTACCTTGATTTGTTGCGTATGTCGGTCAAGGAAAACCCGCAAGAGCCTCGCAATGCTTTTTATTTTGCTCGGGAACTGACCTTCTATCGCTTATGGGATGAGGCTATAGATCGGCTCAATCATTATCTCAAGATGCCCGAAGCCACTTGGCAGAACGAACGGTGCTATGCGATGCGGCTTTTGTCAGAAGCTCATCAAGCCAAAGGCGACTTCTACGCGGCGATGAGTTGGGCACGCAGGGCGACAGCAGAAGCACCGTATACGCGGGAGCCTTGGGTTCGAGTGGCTGAGTTGGCCTATGCCTTCAACAACTGGCCGGACTGCTACGCAGCCTGCCGCGCAGCCCTCGACATTAAGGACAAAGCCGCTGTATACACGATGGACCCATCAGTGTGGACAGAAAAGCCGCATGACTATTTAAGCATCGCGGCATGGCACCTTGGCATAAAGACTGAGGCGATTGAGCATTGCAAAAAAGCTTTGGAATTTGCGCCAAACGATGAGCGCATCAAGAACAATCTCGCTATGATGCAAGCGTAGTTGCTAGTCTCTCCTCCGGTCGTTAGACCTTAGCCCCCTTCTTGGGGGCTTTCTTTTTCCACTCGGCAAGGATCACTCGCTCAAGGTACTCGCGGCCTGCTGCGCCTCGGTGCTTCTCCACACCGCGAAGATATTCCCGACGCTCTGCGAGGGGCTTGGCAAGGACATAACGGGCTTCGCACTCGGCACGAAATGCTTCAGACGCACGATAGTCTCGGCTTTGCCCGGTGGCTGATGCGTCAGAACCTTGTGCTTGTTCTTGCACATCCTTGCGCGTCTGATCCATTCTTGTGTTCGTCTTGTCTCCAAAGCTACTAGCGTCAAGCCGCATTCAGGACACTTCATTTTTGGACAACTCAAGGTCAATCATCAGGTTTCGCAAATGCGCGTGGAGCATACCAACTTCGTAATTGAGTCTTGCAATGTCATCATCGGGGCTGCGGGCTTTTGCATCATCCCTGACCCGGATGAATAACATATCAGCGGTTCGATTTGCCTCGTCAATTTGTTTTCTGAAGTCCATCATCGCATCATCACAAATCGTTCGTTTCTCAAGACTATTGCGGGCTCCATGTCCTGTGCATCTCCCCTATCTTGTCTGCCCCACCACACAAGCCCATCATGCTTAAAGTCATCAATGCGGGCATAGCGTACTTGATCAAGGTAGCCAACCAAGAGAATGAATGACAAGCCACTGACGCGGCACATTTGCTCGGCGGCGCACCACTTTCCAAAGCTCAGGCGATAGCCACCCATCTTGCCAATCTGATCAAACGTGTGATTCCTTGTTTTGACTTCAACAAAGCCAACGATGCGCCCATTCTGCTCAATTGCGAAATCAAGGTGATAGCGGATCGGCAACTTGCGAAGCGTGCATTGATAGGTTTGCTCGAAAAAGAGCGCAAGTTGGCGCTCTTTCTCAAGGTTGGCTTCAGTTTCGTATAGCGGCCTCACTTGAATATCCAAATGATTGACAAGATGAAGCCCATGCAGATGACGACGGTGCGCCATTCGCTGTGACGTTCTTGTTCAATGATCGGATAGCCGACCGTGAACTCGCATTCGGCCAATGTGCGTGGTGTCTTGTAGTGTGATGTTTTCATGGTTAAAAGGGAATGTCTTGGTCAGGGTTGTTGTCGGGATCATGGCGGCGGCCTGACCCGGAAGGCGGCGATTCTTTAAGCCTGTCGCCTGCAAAGGCTACGCTGTCAACAATGCCGGTGAGCTTGCTTTTTTGAGTGCCGTCATTGCTCTTAAAGGTACTGATATGCACATCCTTCAGATCAATAAACAGCGTCACGCCTTTTTTAAGATACGGCGCAAGAGACTCGGCACGCTTTCCAAATAGCGTTGCGTCTACCCACTGCGAAGGCATCTTGCCCGACTGATCCTTCATGCCGTAATTCCACGCAAGCGAGATGTTGGCAACAGCTTCACCGTTTGTGGTTCTTCGCAGTTCAACATCACGGCCAATGCGACCCACACCAATCAACTTCATCATTTAGCAATCCTTTCAACTGTCTTTGTTACTTCATCTAGAAACACGCTTACTTCCTTTTCAACCTTCGCAATCATGTCGTCATCCCTAGAAACTCTGACAATGATTAGCTGAAGATGATCGGGGAACCTTGGGTCATAGCTCACAAAGTCGCACCACTGGCGACCCGTGCAAGCCATTTGCCACTGCATTTGATACACATAGTCACCATCGGGCTTGCGCGTAGAAAGTGTTTTAAGGTGTTTTTTACTCTCAGGGCACTTAATTTCGATAAGCCCGTCATCCCCAACAAACCCGTCAGGTGATGCGCCTGACATGGGAATGGTCGGATGGTCGATCATCCCGACTTCGGTCACAAAGTTGCCCGTGGTCGCTTCATAGGCCGACCTAGCGGCAGGTTCTTGGTCAACGCCCCACTGCATCGCGGCATTCATAAAAGACGGTGCTTGAGCGTTTGTGATTCGCTCAAGGGCAAGCTCCATCAGATAGTTTTCCCGCGAAGCCCCGTAGCCTGTTTTTGTCTTTGCCATCACATCAGCGATGCGAGAAGCGGTGGCCTTGCCTAGACGGGCGGCGAACCATTCGGGTGTGCGCTGATCCATCATTGCCACACCTCATTGTCATCACCGCCTGATGTTTCCACTTCCAATTCACCGCCAAAGATCAAAGCGATTTCATCGAATGGAACATTTGCATCCCGCAATTCTTTTAGGATCGCATTGCATCTGTCAGCCATCGGCTGAATCTGCTCCCATAACTCTCGACCTTTGACAACAATTTCGTTGTATTCCTTTTCCAAGGCTTTTGCTTCTTTGTTTTTCATCACTTAACCCCCATCAGATTCAGGATCGCGTCCACGGTGGTCTTGTCGTAAGACCCATAGCACTCCAATTTGGCAACGGGCATCTTGGAAGTGTTTGTCACCTTAACCGTTATCAAATATTTGTCGTTTTTGTTTTTAGTTGGATCAGGAATGTCCATCCTTATTGTTTTGGGCTTGTTCATTTCAATGCTTCCTTCGCTGCATCTAGTTTTTCAACGATTCTTTCAATCGCACCACCCGGCATCATGCTCAATGCCTTCACGATCAAAGACAGCGACTGATCAATGATTTCATCGTAGGTGCCGGGGTCTGCTTCCTTGATTGATTGCAAGGTCATTCGCGCATCTTCCAAGGCATCAATGTCTGCGCTATTGACCCTCCATAAAAGGTCAATGTCTGATTGGATTTCGCTCATGCACCCGCCTTTTCTGCCGCGTTCTTCAGGGACGGCCCATGCGCTGCCCACAACGCCCGCTTTTGTCCCGTGTTAGGCATAGCAGCAAACTGCTTATTTAAGGCCGCCACGCCCTCCATTGCGGCATCCTGAAGCATAGGTAGCCACTCAGCTTCAAAAGCGGCGTAAGCGGCATCAGGACGCTTGGAAGCGGCATTCCCATCGTCATCCTCGGGAGCGATTCCGCAAGTCGCCATGAGCGAATACCGGCGGGCATAGGTCAAAGCCGATCCATAGCCCTGCGGGTCTTGCTTGGCGGCAGGAACATGGAGCTTGCCCCCGCTCATCTGCTCACCGGACTCATGCAACAGGACTGTTTCTACGATCACGCCATCCTGACATTCGTGGGTCTGTTGGATCAGGGCAATCCCGTTCGCGTTTAGCGCATCAATGACTGCCTCGACGCAGGCAGCTAGGTCGGCGTATCGGCTTTTGAAGTGGGGATTGGATGAAGTCTTTAGCGCAGGGGCAAATGCCTTTTGCGCCTTGACCAAGGCTTGTGCTATCTGTTTCATGTCTTGTCTTTCACTTAGAAGGGTGCAGGCGGTGCCTTTTCGAGCTTGTCGCGCTTTTTCTCATTGAGCAAGCGAGACAAAACCTTGGGAGGCAAAGCACCAAATGGCCAACCAAGGGGGTCTTTTTGTTTGTTGGGGGAAAGTGGTAGCGTCATCATTTAGTCCCGTAAAAGTTCTATTATCGTCAGGTTCTAGTGTGTTTTGACGGGGAAAACCCGCATAAGCCAATCAATTGCTTGGCCGTTTTGCACTTGTGAACCGGTTACGCGCAGGATGCGCCACCCAACACACATTGCTTCAGCGTATTTCTCGCAATCAAGCGTGAAGCCGACCCCCGTGGAGTGCCTGCCACCCGTCCATACACCACCTTCAACCTCCACACCAAGCATCCGATCAGGCCACGCAAAATCAAGTCGCCAACGGCGCTTGGGGTGAAATCTGTATTCGCGCATCGGCTCAGGTAGACGCATGGCGCGAACGTGAGTCGCAAACAGTTCTTCAAGATTGCTCATTCGGCCACAGTCCTGCTCTGATTAAGTGGTTCTTGGTGCGCTCATGCGCTTCATTCCAAATCATCTGTTTGGTCACTCGACACAGGCGACCCTGATCCACCTCGAAATGGCATTCGTAACAAAGGGCGGCGACATATTGGTCGGATGCTTTGATTGATCGCCCCTTGCCGTGGATGCTTTGGTTGGAGTGCGCTGCCACTACGGTGCCGTTGTCGATGCCGCATGACTGACAGGACAATGTGCGGCAAAACTCAAGGATGCGCTTGTCTCTGACGTAGGGATATTTATTCAAAGCTGACCCCAAGCTGTTGCGCGGCGTAAGCCTCAACTTCGCCCATGTAGGTTGTGAACTCAGACACGCTCATGTCTGTTGTGCTTCTGCGGCGCGTGACCACCTCCCCACCGGGTAGCGTCACATCTTCACAGACACCAAACTTTCTAGCAAAGTATTCGTGCCACACATCAGATGAGAACTGCTGACCGTTAACCCAAGCATTCGCGGCAATCGTCTTCAGCACAAGCCCCCAATAGCGTTTGTTCTGTTCGCTATTCCTCTTTGTCTCTGCGCTTGTCACGATAAGCCGCAGGGGAGTCCCCGCATCGGCCATCGCTTTTGCGTTTGATCCAACGAATGCCACGAACGTGTTCCAAATGCCGATGTCTCGGAGATGAAACTCTCGGTATAAATGCGTCATAAGTGTCATCCTCGCAAAGTCGCTCAACGTGGTTTGTAGAAGCATTGGAGTAGTACAAGCATTGTTCTCTGCGCGTACACCAACCGCCCATGCAAGAGATCATTCGGTTACCTTAAAGGCGATGCGACCATTAGCGCGATATTCAAACGCCCCATCTCCTGACAGCACCTGATTCATCTTTGCTTGGTTCTGACGTTCACGATAGCGGCGCTGCCTGTCTGCTGCGGTCATCTTCCTGCGCTTTGCGTCCTTGCCTTCGCCCAACTTGTAGATTTTGAGCAAGTCCCGACCGCGAGAATCTTTATCCCACATACAAATGTGCGCGGCTCCGACCTTGTGTAGTTCACGGCAGTAATGCAGAACGGTCACATAGTGGGCACCAACCGCTTCAGCCAATTCCTTACAAGTATGCGTGCCTTCAAACAGCAGTTTGATCAAGTTGGCCTGCATGATTGCATTGACTTTGACAATCTGTTTTTTCTTCTTAAGTATCGTCATGGGAATCCTTTTATTGGATGCGTCTAATGGCTTGCATGGCTGCAATACGCGCGGGACTGTTCTTTGATTCCTGACGGTGGCGCTCTTGCTCGGCAAGGTAACGCGCAGTCTCATCAGCTTGCGACTTGATCACAGGAATGTCTTTAGCCCTTGGTGGAAACACATCACGCCAACCCATCAAAGTCGATTGATCCAATGCCGCATTAGGATCGTGCCCTGCCATGCGTAAGTCATAAAGAGACTTGAGGATCATCTTCTGTGCGCGGTCGGTGAAGGGAATCTTCTTCATCGCTTTTCGCATCTCGCAGAAGCCTTCCCATGCTTCAGGATCAATCCACTCAGGCAGCGCGATCATTGGTTTGCCCTTCAATCTCAGCTTTGATTTGATTGACCTTGGCAATAAATTCGTGTTCCTTCATCTGTACTTTTCCGTACACATAGTCAGAATAAAACCTGCAAAGAGGAATCCACTCAGGATGCAGCTTCAATTCATAGTCAATCAAGTCAGCTTGCTTGCGTCCTGCCGACCAATAGCGGTAATCATCTGCGTATGGATAAGTCCAATCATGCGATGCAAGCATTTGGTGGAACTTGTCGATGGTCATGCTCATTCCTTCACAAAAATGCCCGAAGGCAACAACGTGCCCTTGCGGTCTTTAATCTCATGCCATGCGTGATTCAGGCAATCGATCATGTCAATGTCTAACAAGGCGCACATATTGATGAGGCACACAAGCGTGTCGCCTACAGCGTCTTTGGTGGCGTCTAGGTCGCGTTTGTTGATGGCGTCTGCAAGCTCGCCCATCTCGCTCACTGCCTTGAGGTACTGAGCCTGTGGCGTGCTGTTGGGAATGATCTTGCGGGCTTCAGCCCACCGGATGATTTCAAGTTCAAGGTATCGGTATTCCATGATCACTCCCAAAGCGCACCAAGCGCATGAAGAAGGAAGGCGCAGCCAATCAAGCCGGTGAGGATGGCAAAGGCTATGTCGATCAGTTTTTGTTTCATGTCTTGTCTTTCAAAGTTGTTTGCTCAATTCGAGCCATGCTGTTGCTGCCACTCCCGGAATTTGTCCATTTCCAATGGCTCCAAGCGCGTCCATCCTTTGGGCCATGTCATCAATTCCTCTGAAAGCTCGGGATAAAACTTCATCGGAATATTGCTCTCGAAATAAACGTAGGTGATCCTCTCTGTTGGCGCTGTTTTTCCAAGGGAACTTCGTTTTGACCGCGAATTTGCGATCCATTTTTCTTTGCCGTGTTGCACGCCGTCGGACTTCGTGGGTGTAGGCCAAAATCCAAATTCGATCTCTTTTTGTGTTGATTCCGATGGCGTCACCTCCCAACACTCCCCATCGCGCATCAAACCCCATTGAGGCCAAGTCTCCAAGAACTCGTCCAAGCCCCCGAGAAGTGAGCATTGGTGAGTTCTCCACGAAGACGTATTGAGGTCGTATTTCACAAACGATCCGCGCCATTTCTCGCCACATCCCTGATCGCTCTCCGTCGATCCCGGCCCCATTTCCTGCGGCTGAGATGTCTTGGCAAGGAAAGCCGCCCGATACAACGTCAACAATTCCTCGCCACGGTCTTCCATCAAAGGTCTGAACATCATCCCAAATCGGGAAAGGCGGGAGAAAACCGTCGTTTTGTCGGGCGCACAGTACGCTTGCGGGATAGGGTTCCCATTCGACGGCGCAGACGGTTCGCCATCCAAGCAATTTGCCTCCAAGGATGCCGCCACCGGCTCCGGCGAACAATGCGAGTTCACGAAGTCCATCATTGCTTTGCTGATTAGCCATGCCATTTCATTTAGTGTCGTCGTTGCAATGATGCTAGTGTAGTTCGACTAGACCGTCACACTATAGGACAAACCCTAGGTTTTGGGTGTTTTTTGCTGTGCAAGCAACAACGATCCACCGCTACACTAGCGGCGAACCCGGCTAGGAAGGGAGTAGCTACCCTTCCGAAAAGCGTACCTCCCCGCCTGCCGTTGGTTTCCTCTTGGGAGAGTTGCGGAGCAGGTATGCACTACTACAGCTTTCACATTGGTGACTACGCTAGTCACACGCGCCATCTTTCGCTGATCGAAGACTTGGCTTTCCGGCGGCTTTTGGACTTCTACTACCTCCACGAACAGCCCATCAGACAACGCGAGATCGCCCGTCAGATCGGCATGAGGGAGCACGAGCAGGAAGTCTTGTCTGTGCTTGAGGAATTCTTCTTATCCACAGAGTCGGGCTATATCAACCCTCGCGCAGACCGCGAAATCGAGCAATATCACGCCAAAATTGAACAGGCTTCCCGCGCGGGGAAAGCGTCTGCTGAACGCCGGTTCAACGGACGTTCAACCGACCGTTCAACGGACGTTCAACCAACCATAAACCAAGAACCAATAACCAATAACCAAATAAAGAAGGCTCCCAAGGTCGCCCCGCCTGACGGCGTTTCATCTTCTGTTTGGGAAGACTTCCTTCAGCTTCGCAAAGCCAAGAAAGCCCCGGTGACAACTGCCGCCCTATCGGGCATCATCAGCGAAGCGGAAAAAGCGGGTTGGAGCTTGGAGCGTGCGCTGTCCGAATGCTGTGTTCGCGGTTGGCAAGCATTCAAAGCCGAATGGGTGGCGGCGAAGCCCGACTTGGCCCGTTCCACCGTCCCGAGCACGTCCGAGCGTGATCCGGCCTTGGTAAAGATTGAACAGGACGCTAGGTTAAAGGCCGCCCCACCGCCCGAAATTCGGGACAAAATACGGGCCATCATTAAGAGGGTGTGACCATGCGATTTGCAATCAACGAAGCTCAAGAGCAAAACGACCCGGTGATGGCATTCACCATGCATCTGCTTCATAGCGTCACCAACGCCCACATTCTGCACCTGACGACCCGCAGCTATGCAGAGCATCAGGCACTTGGCACGTTCTATAGCGAGATCGGCGACCTTGTGGACAGCTTTGTTGAAGCCTTCCAAGGCAAGTACGGCCTGCTCCACGACTTCATCGCAGACTACAAGCTACCCGGCAACGACCCCGTGGCCTACCTCGAAATGCTCAAGGTAGAGGTAGAAACGCTCCGCAGGGCACCTCGGTTCCCCCAAGACTCCGAGCTACAGAATGAGGTGGACAACATTGCCAACCTCATCAATAGCAC